GGAGAACTCACACCCGGTAAACGAAATCGCACAATTAGTACGTCCAGCCGTCGAATTGAAGGACCCGAAGATCTGTGCCTCCGGGCCTTCCGGCTTGCTGATCCACGTGGCATCCAGACCGGACAGAGAAAATCTCTGGTAGTCTGACCACACCGTACTGTTCGTGGTTAGGGCCGTGTTGTTGTATGGAATATCCATCTCCGATGCAACACACGCAACTCCCTTCGATTCCGTCACATTGGCTGAGCAGAACACTCGCGCGCCTGAGGACACACAACGGTATTCATTAAAGGACGACACAATAGATGTGTACTCCTGAATTGTCTGCACTGCGCTGTAGGTCAAAACCTTGCCGTTCGAATCAAACGTTAAGCCCGTTTGATAGAACTGCTGTGGTTGAGACGCAAACAACACAAGCGCAAACCCTTTGTTGTCCGTCACGACCGGCAAAAGCGCTCTCGCCGTATAGGTCGTGGTTGGGCGTGCGTTGCTGTCATTGATCTTCGTCCCTACCGCCGCTGGGCAAAACGGATCAATGTACTTGCAAACTTGCATGCACTCCTGGCGCACGGCAGTTTTAGAGGTGCCAGATTTCATGCCTTTCACCGCACGTTTATTCTTCTTCCTCTTACCGCCGCGCTTCCCGGAGGGCCGCCCGAAAGTCTTAGCCTGTCCTTTCGTCATGATTTTGTTGGTCTTAAACTGACCGTACTTCGTATTATTGTTCGTAGCTATGTGGTTGCTTTAGTGTCTTGGGTTTTTCTGTGGTATTGAATAAATTGATGGTAGACGGTCAGCGTCTACAGGCATCACATCCAATGCGAAACTCGTACTTCTAATTAGGTTTTCAAGATTAACCTGTTCGTCGGGGGATATATCATACGCCTCCCAAAACGAGACACGAGTCTCGTCCGATACCGGGTCACACTTCACGCCCATTCCATGGGCCATGAACTGCATCCCAGTCTCATAGGCGGTATCGCGGTTATCAGACTCACCTTCGACAAACTTCCGGTATAATGCACTGAATATTGGCATGTCACCCGCCAGTGACAGCCCACAATATCCAACGCTAGCCCGAAAGTGTCGGTAGTCTTCAACGGTACGGTAATTCCGCAAACAGAACGAGTCCTTTGCTAAACACACCCGTGGGTCACGGACCATACGATATGATCCATTGACCCAAATTGGGTGCGCCTGGCAGAACTCAATGTCCTCAAGCTTCGTCGCCGTGCCTTCGAGTTTCATTTGAAACCCAAACCGCAGAAAATAGTCGCGGAAGGTATGGAGCACGCGTGCCCCTTCATCCTCCTCAACTATCAGTACTCCATCATCCCCGTCATTAGCAAACTCAAACTTAGTAAGTCCAAGATGTCGCATGAATGACCACATCATCGCACACATGGTGGTGCAGTTGCCGAGAGCGGTGTCCATATCACCGGACATCCTACCCCCTTCAACCGAATACCGCACTCCCCCATCATGCGCCCGAGCAAAACATTTGTTCACCTTCCGCATGTTGTTCAACACACGCAGTCGGCTGGGATCACCTGCCATTCTCTCCCATAGACCATGCTCCCAGTTGATAATCTGAGAATTACAGTGCTGATCAAACCTGGTGGCGTCGAGCTCAATAGCTACCGGCTTCTTGAACCGATTCCATTTCCTCGCTAAACACACACCTCGCTG